TTGGTACTAGCCGGTTCTGGAAAAGTAGTCCAGGTAGCTGTCGAACGGCGGTTCTGTGAGCCACGGCGGCAACAGAGGTGCGATGACGAACATCGCCTGTGAGATACCGAGTAGCGCCCACTCGTTGTCGAGTATTTCCAGCTCGCCCGTGGCCGTCTTCCAGTTGATCTGGTACGAGTAGTTTCCGTCTGTTTCCCCGGTGTAGGCGTTGGGGTTTCGGACCAGACGTACGACGGCGTTCGCCTCGATCATCTTGACAATCTCGACGTCGATTGTCTCCGCGACGATCTGCGCGTCTAGGTCAGGGATGCGTGCTTTGATCAGCCGTTCAGCATCCGCGAGGCGGGTGGATACCATCGTTGATTCCGAGGCGTCCAACGAACGGCCAAGACGCCCCGACACGTCCGAGGGTTCGGCGTAGGTCATCGTGTCAGCATCCTTCGGAACCATTCGGCAGCCGACAATCCAGCGGCATTCATGATCGGCGTCAGCCGGTCGGCGCGGTCTAGCGACTGGCTCAGAGCTGCCATATAATCGTGTAAACCGTTGGGGTATAACCAGTTGTCGAACGAGCTTAGTTCGTCTGGCAGCGTGGCAGCAGAGGGCCTATTGGCCTGGTGTCTGCGGGTCTTAGCGAGTTTCATAGTCGTCCTCTTCTGGTTCTGCGAAGTTGAGCCGGGACAGCTGACGGGCAAGGGCTTCCCGCGCGTTCTCCGCTTGGGCTACAAGGGGGTGAATGACCACCTGGCCCGTAGATCCTTTGACGGTCATCGGTTGTCCTGCCATCCCTTTGTCCAACTTGTCGATTAGGTCTGCTGTAGCGCATGCGTCGTAAAGGATTCGGCGCTTGTGGGGCGCTGCCGAGAGGTCATAGATCTGTGTTATCTCTGTCCAGAGCTTTTTGCCCTGGTAGTCCAGCCCCTTAGGCATTCGGACTTTCGGGGTTGTCATTTAGATGTACTTTCCACCGCTAGTTTTCGGGGCTCAACCGCCCCTGAGCAGCGGATTTGTTGAAAAATTAGGTAATTGAGCTTTCGCACGATGTCGATGCCGCATAACGTCCCGATCGGGGTGACCGGGGGAAGGGGTGCACCCCCTGGGTTTGCCAGATCCGTTGTGTCACTGCGGTGTTCGATGTACACTGAGTGACATGTCCACCACCGCAGTCAGATTCACACTCACTACGTTGTCCACCCTCGCTGTGGCCCTGGCCGTGCATGCAGGGCCTACCACTACGCACCCTGTGTCCCATGCCCTGCCACCGCTGCCGGTGTGTGAGCAGGAGGATGGTAATACCGATGGTGCACCGTGCAACTGGACAGATCCCGATACAGGTGCCGTGTATTACGTGGATTCATCCAACTACCGATAACCCACCTATCCACCATAAGCCCCGGCCTCATAAGTCGGGCTTTCCTATGTCCGTCACGACACATCGCAGATCTGCCGCCACTGCTCTCGGGTGATACCCCGTTCACGCTCTGCGAACTGAGATACCTTACGTTCCAACTGATCTAGCTCAGTCAGCTTGTCACTCAGCTCGACTGTGGTAACCCAGAGTTCCGATACGTACTTGTGTTCGCCCCTAAAGGCTGCGCAGATCCTCTGTACCCGGATAGTCCGGTAGTCAACGTTCCGGCATAGTGCCGAGCAGTATTGACGCTCGGTGTCCGTGCCATCAGGCTTAGGGGTTCTGGCTCTGCGCCTACATCCCTCACGGCTGCATACGTTTATGATTCCACCTCTCTAAAAGACGGGAGGGGGCCGTTAAATACCGGCCCCCAACCACCTATCCGCTCTTGCCGACGACACCTAGTGCCTGCTTGTTCAGCTGGTTGTTCTTGACGGCGATCGTGTCGTCTACGTTGGACGTGTAGAAGTTCTGTGTGAGCGCCTTGCCCGCGAAATCCATACCGAACTTCAGACCTTGTTCTCCAAGCTGTGACAACAGACCCTTACCGCTAATACCCAAGTCGGACATGAATTGATCGGCGTTGGCCCCGGCGAACGCGAACCCGGCGTCGATACCACGTTGTTCGTAGTCGCTCCAGTCAAACGCGTCCTTGATGCTCTGACCAATACCCTGCGCGGTCTTCTCAATCTCTGATTGCTTCGCCTTCATCCCGTTGATAAGGCCATCCCCGATGAATCCACCGATGTCTGCCATAACCGTTGACGGAGAATGGATACCGAGAAAGCCGGTAACCGCATTCTTGACTGAGCTAGCGAGTTCCTGGGCCTTAGCCACCGCGTTAGTGATCAATGACCCGATGCCCTGAATAAAACCCTGGACGAGCTGAGCACCCGCGTCGAACCCGGCCTGGAACATGCCCGACAAAGCGGCTGTTATCTTTCCCGGCCACGTTGCGACCTCGCCTACGATCTTGAAACCACTATTGACGATTACCGTGACGACACTGGTTAGCACACCGCTGACTGTTTGGAATACGGTGCTCCAGGCCGCAGATGCGATACCCCCCAGCGTGGCCCATGCCGTACTGAGTGCGTTGGGAACCTGCGCGAACATACCGATGATCTCGGTTATCACGTCGGCTACGGCTTGACGGATCTTGGGGAACGCGTCTACGGCTATTTGTATTTGGATCGGGGCGAAGTCAAGCAGCTTGTCGCCCTTGCCATCCCCGAATCCGGGGATCTTCGACATCGCCGTGGCGATACCGTTGATAGCGTCTGCGAGAGTCAGGGCCGTGTTGACCAGTCCGTCTAGTTCGGCTTTGAACGACTTAACCTTCTCCGGGTCGGAGAAGAAGTCGATAGCCTTACCCGCCAACTCGGTCAGGCCACCACCGATGCTCTTTAGGGTGTCGCCCAGGTTTCCGAGTGCTACGTCAAACTTGGATACACCGTCCGGGCCTTTGGCCGTGAAATCCGATACCCACTTGCTGAACGAAGCTCCGGTCTCCGAGAACCACTTACCGATGTCCGGCAGCTTGTTCGAGAACCCGTTGATCAGGTCTAGGAACCCTTGGGTGAAGTCACGTATACCGGGTGCCGCTGCCGTCAGGCCACTAGCGATGTTGCGAATCGTCTGATCGAGTTTGGCAAGGTTGGCGGGATTGGTCAGCACGTCCGCGAACGACTTAGCCATATCAGCCAAACCCTGTGTGACGCTGGGCAATGCCGCCTTCAGCGTCGGGAATATGTCTTTCAGCTTCTCGAATACCGGGGTGAACTGTTCTTGTACCTTGGCCGACATGGTGGCGCGTAGCTGATCGAACGGTTGCTTAAGTACCCCGGCTGCCTTCTTGAGCCCGTCGAGTCCCAACACCAACGCACCTATAGGCACTACGGTGGCTGTTATCAGACCCGGCAGCGCCAACAACGAGGTGGTAAGAGCACCTAGAAGACCTGCCACCAATGGCGATAGCGCTGCAATGGCAGCGGCAATGAGCGCGTAGCCCGTGCCATTAATTCCCGACCCGAAGGACGGGGCTTTGATGCTGGCCAAGCTGTCACCGACGCCGGATAGCATTTCCTTTACGCGGCCCCGGAATGTCTTCACGTCGGGGACGACCGCGACTTCGGTCCTCATCCCCTTGACGGACGCGTTTACCTTTTGTCGGAAACCGCTCACGTCCGGGTTGACGTTGATCTTGGCTTCCACACCTTTGACGATTGATTCGAGTTGTCGCTTTAGATCTCGGCGGAACCCGTCTGTGTCGGGGACAACGCGTACTGACACCCTGCCGACTTCTCTAGAGGCAGCTGCCATGTTTCACCTCCTTTGAGGGTGAGGGGTGTTCCCTCGGGGAACTGGCGGCGGGCAACCAGTCCCCTTCGGTAAGTCGAATTAGGCAGCGTCGTAAAGACGTACGACCGAAGCCGGGTGAAGGAACCCGAACCCCACACGGGCAACACCACGGATGTACGCGGAGTCAGAAGAGAACCCGGCATCGCGGCTTAGAGCCACCTCGGTTCCCTTACGAATCACGGTCACAACACGCTGCTTGGGGATACCCCATGCAAATGTCGCGGCGTCCACATGCGGGCTCAGCAGAACCGGCAGTCCTGCAATCAGAATGCCGTCATCGACAAACGACAACAGCGCCTCGTTAGACCCAGATGTCAACTTCTTGAGCTTGGTGAGAGTGTTGGCGGTATCCGGGTGCATAACCCACGAAGTCAGCTGTGCGCCAACCGCATTTGCCTTGAACCGCGCATCGATAAACGGGTCCAGATTGGTAAGCGAGGCCCCGGTATCGACCGTTGAGTAGGCGATAGACAACAGACCGTTGTTGGCCTTGGCCGTGGTGTTAGCAAGCCACGCAATATCGATCTTCTGGGCGATGTCATCAGAGATGCCAGCGCCGATCGCTTCCGAGATAGCCGGGTGGGTGTCGTCTGCGGCCTCGTTGGAAACACGGGACAGAGCAGCCACCTTGTCAGGGGTGATGATTACTTCGTTGGTCGCGCCGTCGGTGAGGGCGATCTCTTCCAACTCGTCATACCAACCAGCGGTTGGGTTTCCGGTCCACAAGGGGAAGTGCATCTTGACCCGGTCGGTTGACACCGGGCGGCTGGCTCGGAAAGCCACCGACTTAGCCTGAACCGTGGTATCGAGCAGATCTCCGTATAACGGTGGAGTCCAAGTGTCCGCGATGTTTGAATGCTGTAGTGCCATTTGGTTTTAACCTTTCGGTAGGAATGAGAAAACCCCCGGCCACTGACCAGGGGTTGTGTGAATGCCTCACAGAGGCGAGAGCCGGTTATGCCACGGACATACCAGCCAAGTTTGTTAGCGACCCAGACCGAACAACCCGTCCCAACTCGGGGTGTGCTGGGTGGTTCCGCTTAGGCCCTGCGATGGGTCGTGAGCCGGTTGGTACGTAGCCAAGCCAGGGCGGGCCTGTGCGACTTCGCGGGCGGCGGCTTCTACCGCCGACTTGTCGACCCAACCCTCGGGGGTCAGGAAGTCGGACAGCGGCTTGCCCGATAGCGCGATGTCTGACGGGACGGCCAGTATTTCCCCGGCGAGCCTGTGCAATTCGCGCGTCTGGAGTTGAACCAACCGCGACTCCGCTGTGGCCAGCTGCTCGCGAGCCTGGTTACGTTCGACGCGATACCGAGCCTC